CCAGACAAACTTCTTAAACTGAGTATGGCCATGATTGATGATGTGGCAAAAACAATCTCCACATTCATGAGCGACTACAAAGCACTACCAGACGGCGAACGTCCTAAGGTCATGTTTGTTATTGACTCCCTGGGCATGTTGTTAACACCCACAGACGTTAACCAGTTTGATGCAGGTGAAATGAAAGGTGACCTTGGTCGCAAGCCCAAAGCACTCACCGCACTTGTTCGTAACTGCGTCAACATGTTTGGTAGCTACAACGTTGGCCTAGTGTGTACCAATCACACATACGCTAGCCAGGACATGTTTGATCCAGATGACAAGATCTCAGGCGGCCAAGGTTTCATTTACGCAAGCTCAATTGTGGTTGCCATGAAGAAGATGAAGCTCAAAGAAGATGAAGATGGCAACAAAGTATCTGAAGTCAACGGTATCCGTGCAGGCTGTAAAGTTATGAAAACACGCTATGCCAAGCCCTTTGAAGGTGTGCAAGTTAAAATCCCTTACACAACAGGCATGAGCCCTTACTCAGGTCTTACTGACTTGATTGAGAAAAAAGGTCTGCTCAAGAAAGAAGGCAACAGTCTGGTGTTTACCACAAGTGCTGGAGAAATCATCAAGAAGTTCCGCAAAGGTTGGGAACGCAACGATGACTCGTGCTTGGATGTTGTGATGAAAGACTTTGGTAATCAGAAGGCAGAGGTAACTACAGTTGAGGAGGATGCAGAATGAGCGAAGTAGTAGCAAGTGAAATCTGGGGTGAACTCAAACGTTTTGTAAACACCGTGGATCGTGCAGAGGCTGCAGAAACTGTGGTACAGATCTTGATGGACAATGATTCAGATGTAGATGACATACGGAATGCCTTCAAAGGTGATTCGGATATCAAACGTGCGTTAACTGCATATCTTGACAACGACAAAGATTACGGTGACGAAGAAGATGCGGAAGAAGATGAGGACTTTGATGACTTTGATGACAAAGACTGGGAAGACTAATGTGGTACAGTCGTGTAGTTGGTGATCTAAGTCTGCTTCCAGATTTTGTTGCATACTACGAACACGAGCTAGATGCAGCCAAAAAAGATTGTCGTATTGGTGGTATAGTAGAAAAAAATATTACTGCATTGCCTGGAATCACTGAGCATCGATTCAATCAACTGCAGGAAATTGAGGCGGTGCTTAATTTTCTCAACATACAATTGCGAAAAATACGCCGACGACACTTTCAAAAATATCTCGAAGGCTATGCTAGAGCATTAACATCTAGAGATGCTGAAAAATATGTTGACGGAGAAGACGAAGTCATTGACATGGAGACACTTATTAACGAAATTGCACTACTGCGTAATCGTTGGTTAGGGATCATGAAAGGTCTTGACACCAAGCAATGGCAAATGGGCCATGTGGTTAGGCTTCGTACAGCAGGTATGGAAGATATTCAAGTGTAGCAAAACTGCATAGTAAATAGCAGTATGAAAATTGTACTTGTAACCGGCGGCTTTGACCCCATCCATTCTGGACACCTTGCCTATTTCCAGGCGGCAAAACAACTAGGCAACAAACTAGTTGTTGGACTCAATTCAGATGAATGGCTTACTCGTAAAAAAGGTAAGCCATTCATGCCCATGAGTGAACGATTTGCTCTAGTCAGTGCATTGAGCATTGTAGACGAGGTTGTGGTTTACAATGACAATGACAATAGCAGTTGTGACGCAATCCAACTAGTAAAAATACGTTATCCCAACGATCAAATTGTATTTGCCAACGGAGGAGATCGCACACGAGATAACATTCCCGAAATGGTTATTGATGATGTGGAGTTTGTGTTTGGTGTGGGCGGCGAAAACAAAATGAATTCCAGTTCTTGGATACTGGAAGATTGGAAGAAACCCAAGACTGGACGGGCATGGGGGTACTATCGTGTGTTACACGAAGTTGGGGCAAATACCAAACTCAAAGAACTAACTGTAGCACCCAAAACATGTTTGAGTATGCAACGACATGATCGACGTGCTGAGTTTTGGTTTGTGGCAGAAGGCGAAGCCGCTGTATATACCCTGGACAATTCTAGTGATCACGATCTTGTTGGACATTTTGGAGTGCATGAGCATATTTGGATTGCAAAAAATCAGTGGCACATGTTGTGCAACGAAACTGATCAACCTCTCAAGCTGATTGAAATTCAATACGGTGAAGACTGTGTGGAAGAGGACATTGAGCGCCGATGAAAGCCATACCAGTTTATGTCGGATACGACCCAAGAGAAGCCATTGCTTTTCACACCTGTGCCAACTCAATCATACGGCATGCATCAAAGCCAGTGGCTATTATTCCTGTGGCCTTGAACTTGTTTCGAGACTACGAAGAAACACACACAGACGGAAGCAATCACTTTATCTATACTCGTTTCCTTGTGCCACACCTGCAAGAATACACGGGCTGGGCAATCTTCATTGACGGTGACATGATTGTGCGTGATGACATTGTGAAGTTATGGGAATTACAGAATCTCTATATGGATGTGATGGTAGTCAAACATGATTACCAAACACGCATGCCTGTAAAATACCTAGGAGCAAAAAATGAAGACTATCCTCGAAAAAATTGGAGTAGTGTTATTCTGTGGAATTGTAATTCTTTTCCTAACAGGAAACTTACTCCCCAGTTCGTCCAGCAATCCACAGGCAGTGAGCTCCACCGCTTCTCGTGGTTAGAAGATTCGCGCATTGGCGAACTACCACCTGAATGGAATTGGCTACCTGACGAATATGGTGTTAATAAGAATGCCAAGCTGTTGCACTACACACTAGGCACACCTTGCTTTCAAGAGTTTGCTGATACACCACAAGGCGACGAGTGGCACAGAGAACGAATACTTACTGAATATTGTTTACAAAGGACAATAGAATGAGTAATGACGGCAAAGGATCGGCACCAAGACCTAAAAGTGTTGATGCAAATACATTTGCAAGCAATTGGGAATTGGTCTTTGGAAGGAAAGAAAAACCTGGTGTTCATTTACTACCTTCTCCTTTAGCAATACCCGAGTTTGATATGATCAGTGATCATATCAAAGATATTTTTAGAGATATACTAAAATGGAGAGTAGACCCCGATGGGCATTACTATGGCATCAGCATTGATTATATCATGGATCAAATTAAATTATTAAACACAGGAAATGTAGCAGCCATAGCAAGTGATGACAAGGATTTTGAACTCATGTACCAGAAAAAAGGAAAGCAGTACGATCCAATTTTGCAAAGTTTTATACAAGGGTGTGGCGGCAGATTAAGCACTTGGGCTCGAGAAGAAACTACATCAACACCGGTGGTGATACGTGGGATTACTAGGAAGAATCAAATGCTTGCATGCCGCGAGGCCGACAGAACTTTTTATTACATTGACACTGGATATTTTGGCAACGGCAAGAGAAAAACTTATCACAGAGTTACCAAAAATGATGTACAATGGTTTGGTGGTATTGTAGAACGTCCTGGAGATAGATTTGTTGCTACCGGGGTTCGATTAAAAAAATTTAGTCCCGGCACTAGCATACTATTAGCACCGCCTAGTCAAAAACTACTAAACCTATACAACATTGTGTTAGAAGATTGGCTGGAACAAACACACGCAGAAATAAAACAACATACTGATCGTCCTATTATAGTGCGCACCAAACAAAATCGCACAGCCAGACTTCTTAATGATACTATGGAGATGGCTCTTGACCGCGATGTACATTGCTTGGTAACATTTTCCAGCATTGCTGCCACAGAAGCATTGTTACTAGGTAAACCAGCAATCACTCTGGGACCAAACGCTGCCGCGCCGTTGTGTAGACATCAGCTTGCTGATATTGAAAATCTGTATATACCAACCATGGATGAAGTAGATGCCTGGGCAAGACATCTTGCATATTGCCAGTTTACTGAAGCTGAAATGCAAAATGGCACAGCATGGCGGATCTTAAATGACCATTGATGTAGTTGTATACCTCAGTAGCGTGGCAAATCCTCGGAGGCATCCTAGGAAAATTGCATGCTTAGAAAGCTTCGCTGCGGGAGTTACTGAAACAGGACACCGCGTTCATGTTGAATGGGATTTCAAATACCAACCTGCACCATTGGCAGTGATACTAGGATGGACAACCACAAGTACTGGTGGACCAAACGTTGTATTACGAAAACAAATTATTGCTGAGCAACAACGTCACAAATTCAAGACCATGTGCATTGATGCTAGTTGTTGGAAATATCTCGATGACTCCAGCACTTACTTAAGATACAGTCTAGGTGGACCGTTTTATGATTGTGCAGAATACGCAAACAAATCCAGTGGCCCAGAAAAGTGGCAAGAAATAAGTCAACGATTATCTTTACAACTAAACCCACCCAGCGTAAATAATGGACACATACTAATATGCATGCAACGTGATGGAGGATTTTCAATGAAGTCTTTAAATCCTAATCAATGGTTGGACGCAAAAATCAAAGAATTACGACTGCACACCACAAGAGCAATTATTGTGCGCCCACATCCGGGTTCTTATGCAATGTTAGACTTTGCTAAATTTACATCACCCAAGTATAAAGAAAAATGGAATGTATCTGTTATAGATCCCAAGCATAGTAAACTAACTGACAACCTAGTAGGAGCACACTCTGTAGTGTTGTTTAATAGTTCAGCCAGTGTGGCAGCGGTGTGTGCCGGAATCCCTGTGTTTGCCGATGATTCGAGTTGCGTAAGTTGGGCAGTGGCAAATAAAAATGCATCTAGTATTGAATCACCTGTAACATTTGATCGTCAGCAATGGATACAAGACCTGGCTGCCGCACACTGGAGTGACGAAGAAGCCCGTGCAGGCAAAATATACCAGAAGTTTATACCTTTTCTACAATAACATCATAGTTGTGGCCACTAACCCAGGCCCACTTGTCTGATCGGTCAAACACACTGATCTCTTCCCAAACAACTCTGACATTCATTTCAGTTTCAATCTTGTGTCTCCACCATTCAGGCGGCTTGACTATTAGATGCGCATTGCGTCCGTCGGGCAAGTGTTTTTTTGCTGGATAACAGGCAATTCTAAAAAAGCCACAACGTTGCATTTTTTCATCAATGGTGTGTAATGTAGCATCAAGGTAATCGGGCTCAATGTGTTCTATAGCATCTGTGCTGACCACAGTATCTATTGGATGTGCGGGCAAATGTTGGAAGTTTGTATTACCGGGATCGTACCCGGTGACCTCAATGTTGGGATGTAGTTCTTTGATTGTGGCAATAAGTCCTCCTTGACCGCACCCAAAGTCTAACACACCGGCGGGTTGATATTTTTCAATAAAGTCTTTGACAATTGCATAGGCTTTGTGCCCGTTGTTAAACTTGCCTGCTTGATGCAAGTATGTAAGTTGGTCTTTATAATCTTTGTCAATTAATGTCATGTTATTTCCATCCCATAATCCAATCATCTTTAACTTGATCTAATTTGTGCATGCCAAATGATTCCAACAACCCAATGGCCGCAAACTGCCCATACTCTTTTGAATACATATCATGAGGCTTCTGCTCTACTACAATTATGGGCCGCCATCGACGGATAGTTTGTTCTGCACCTTGTATCACACGATATTCAAATCCTTCGCAGTCCATTTTAATGTAGTCCACATTGTCAATGTGCAAGTTGTCTAGTTTGACCACAATAGTCTCGCCAGATCCAATACTGGCAGGATCTATATGAGTGTGTCCAGTGTTGCCTTCGGTAATGTTCATATGTGCTGTAGTATCCTGATCGCCCAAGGCCATGGGACTGATAAAAAAGTTTTTACCAGAAACATTC